GTGGTCCGCGCGTGCGTAGGTCGTGGCCGTTCCAACCGCCGCCGTGCCGTCCATCGCGGGCGTGGTGGACGATGGCTCGGGGATGCTCGCCGTACCCACCGCAGCCGCACCGGATGCCAGATGGAACGTCTTGCCCTCGACAACATCTGCTGCCGTGGCGGTGTCAGCCGTCAGGTCGAGAAGCGTCTCGTTGCCGAGAATAACCTTGTTTACAGTCGTGTTCGCCATGCTATGCCGCCGCGATGGTGACGGTCACGCCTCCCGCGTTGTTGTCCGTGCGGGTCACGGGAATCGCGTTGACGGTGACCTGCGCCATGCCGTCGTAGCCAGTGGAGGGGAGGACGGTCTGGGCCGCGAGCGTGGGCGTGACAGACTTGGCAGGCTCGATGTGCATGTCCTCGGTGCCGCTCATGCTGCCCTCGACGCCGAGGATGGTGATGCCCTCGCGGATGTTGGTGGCGATAATCTTGGCCTGCTCGGTGGACGAGATGCCAACCTTGCCCGAGCCGTCGTGGTAGCCCTGCGGGATGGTGTACTGCTGGGCCTTGGTCGTGATGGTGCCCGTGACGGCCCCACGGTTGGGCATGGTGCCCGTGACCTTCTCGCCGTTGGCGTAGGCGGTCTTGGTGCTGAGGATTTCGGCTGCGGTGGCCGTCGCGTCGCCCGTGTCCGCATCGTAGGTGTTCGTGCCCGTAATCGGGGCACCCGACTTGTCATGGGCCTTGATGCCGTAGGCCAGCTTGTCGGCGGTGATGGTGTCGCTAGTGAGGTCGATGAGGGTCTCGTCGCCGAGAACGACCTTGCTCACGTACTGGTTTGCCATGCTTGCTCCTTAGTCTTGCGCGATGATTACCGTGTAGCCGCCGCCCACGTTGGTGGTGCGGTAGCTTGGGATGCCATCGACCTCCACATCTTCGTGGAGCGTCGTGTCAGCCGTGGGAAGAACCTGTGCCGTGAGCCGTGGGGTCACGGTGTAGGTACCCGTGTAGTCGGGGAATGCGCTGGTGCGGTACTTGATGTATTCGTCCGTTCCCCACTCGATGCCAACGTCATCATCGACGGCCAGCCCGATTGGCTCGTCATCGTCCACGTCGAGGACGTAGGTATCACTCGCCATATGTAAGCTCCTCGTCCAAGAGGTTCTGCGCGATGTTGACCTCGCGAATGGTCGTGGCGTTGCGCTTGCCGTCAGCGTCGATGAAGTTGACCTGCACCTGCGCATGCTTCCCCGGCTTGAACTGCGCCGTCTGCAACTGCGAGAGCGAGACGGTGACGGTGGTGTTGCCCGAGTCGGCGTCATATGCGACCTCCTCGGGCTGCATGGTCACCTTTCGGCACTCGCCCTGCACATAGGTAACGTACACGTCCATGTCAGTGAGGTCGATGCCACGCACCACGAGGTCATGGGTTGGGGTCGTGTATCGTCTCATAGGCATCCTCCTTACCAAGCGTCATTGGTCAGCCACGTCATGCACAGCGGGGACTCGCGGATTGCCGTGACGCTGCACCAGTAGGTGACTACGCCCGTCGTGGCGACGCGCCAGCGGAAGTAGCCGTTCAGCGTGTTGTTGGAGACGCATGCGCCGCTCTGGAACTCGTTGGCGATGGGCCGGAACCCCTCGGGGATGGTGCCGCACGTGATGGCGCTGTTGGCCGCGCTGGCCGTGGCCGTGGCAATCATGGAGGCATGAACGACGTGCCCCTCGCGCCAGAGATTGAGCGCCTTGGTGCCGCTTCCGATGTTGCTTAGGTTGACGGTGCCGGTCTTGATGGACTGTTCGACGTGTCCGTGCCAGTCGAAGATGGGTTCCTGACGGGTCGTGTACCAACGCACCTGAACGCCGGTCACCTTGTACGTTGACGTGTCATTGACGGTCAGCGTCCATCCATCAGCCGTCTCCGTCGTGGAGTACGTGCCAACATAGCTGGCCGACTGTTCGATGTAGCTGTAGTTGCCCGACACGCCAAGCTGGGTAATTGGGAACGAACGCTGTTGGCCGTACACGAACGTCAGCGTGATGATTGGGGTTCCAGCCGTCATGTCAGGCACGCCCGAAAGCGTCATCGCGACGTCATGCCCAGCTGGGTTCAACTTCGCGACCTTCGTGATGAACTCCGTGATGGAGCCGCCGCTAGAGTCCATGACACCCGCGACGTTGCCGTTCTCGTCGGAGAACGTGAGGCTTGAGTCGGTGATGGAGACGTGCGCGGAGTCCTGATAGCCAATCCTCGCGCCGTTCGCTACGAACTCAGCGACCGTGTTGCCAGCGTCATTGCCGTTGCCGTCGTACACGGTCATGCCGTCCGTGGTGAACGCGCTCAGGTACGTCTCGCCGTCTCGGAGCAGGATGCCGTTCGAGTTCGCCAGCAGGTTCGCTCCGCTGGGATCTTCCAAGAACTGCTCCTGGGGGACGTTGGTCACGTGCGCACCGTCCTCGCCGTCAACCGTCCAGAAGTATTGGCTCGTAGCAGAAACGATGTTGTCAACCTCGTCCCTTATCCGGTCACCGCCGCCGAGGTCACCCGTCACGACGGCAGACTTGAGGACTTCGCCGCCGTATCCGGTCACCAGCACGGTGTCACCCTTGCGAACGGAGACGGTCGTGGGCAACTCCACCGAAACCGAGTCATCGATGCCGTCACCCGTCACGGTGTCAGACAGCACCACATCGACCGCGCCGTTTGACGAGTCGCTGGTCGCGGTGGCGGTGTAGGTGGACGTGCCGACCGATGCCATGGATGCTGTCAACTCAAGCCGCGTGGTATTCCTCGCCGCCAGATCGTCCAAAGCGCCCATCAGTCATCCTCCGTCCCGTCGAGCTCCTTGAGCGTCAGGCTCATGAGCATGCTGCCAAGGTCAATGTCAACGTTCTGGACCAAGCACTTGCGCACGCCGCGATACTCCTTCACGCCGTCATGCACCACGAGCTCGACCACATCGCCCTCCCAAAGCGGGACGTATGTGGTGTCAATCTCCCACGTGGTGTGCTGCGAGGCGTTCTTGACGAGCTCGGCAGCGACCTGCGACGCGCGGGCCAGCGTGTGCGGCACCACATTCTCAACCTGCTGTACCTCGGCTATCGAGTAGCCGCGCTTCTTCACCGAGTGCGGCCCTGTTGGGGTCTTCGCAACCGCGCGGATGGTGCGCTGCTCGGTCTTGTACTTCTTGGAGCCCTTGGGGTGTACCGTGCCGTCCTTGTCGGTGGTCTTACGGTCATACGTGCCGTCCTCAACCTCCACGTCGAACGAGTGCTCGACAATGATGGTGTCGGGGACGGAGAGCCAGTCGGTCGAGCGCGACACCGAGCCGTCAACAACGATGCCACGCGGGTCTTCGAGGTCGAAGCGGAACTTGGGAGCCTTGCTCGAATGACGCACGCGCCGACGCACCGCGATGTAGCCGTCTGGCTTCACGTCGATTCTGTTCTGGGACATGGAGCAGAGCGCGAAGAAACACTCCAAGCGGCTCTTCCCCGACTCCAAGACCAGTGCCGTGCTTGCGGGAACGTCATCAGCCAGGGAATCGTCAATCGTGACAGCAGACGAGCCCTCCGCGCCTCCGAAGTCTGCGAGCGCCGAGCGCATGGAGTGCGCGCCGGACGAGCCAAGCACATCCTTCATGGCCTTGAGCGCCTTCGAGCCCTTCTTGATGGGCCACGGGTCTTTCAGGAGGTCATCCTTGAGCATCACGAGCGTGGATTGCAACTCCAACTCGTAGCGCCAGACGCCGTTCTCCAACTCCGCGTCATCGTCGGTCACCACGTAGGTGCCAAGCGTCTCCTTGAAGCCGAACTCCGGTATCGAGTGGATGATCCTGATGAACGAGCCGCGAACCCAGCCGTCGCCGATGACCACCAACTTGCCGCTCGTGCGCAGGTCCGTGTAGTACGCCGCCTCGATGTTGGAGGACGCCCAATCGACGCCCTCCAACGTCCCGACTGTCGCGCCGAGGTTTGTCTGGCTCACCATCTGCGCCGTGAGGACGTGCGTAACGTCCGTGCGCTTCCAGTCGATAGCCATGCTACACCGTCTCCTGCACCATGCTCACGCGCACCGTCGTGTAGTCGTGCTGCTCCTCGTAGCTGATGCCCGTTATCGCCACGTCCGCGATGTCCCCGTGGGGTGCGCGGTACGTGACGTGGCGTGCCTTGACGAGCGACATGAGCGCTTCCTTGTCGGACTCGGTTATGCCGCGCTTGAGGATGCCGTCAGCGTCGTATGAGCTCTTTAGCGTGCGAGAGAATAGGACGCTCTCGTACTCGCGCGAGTCGAGGATGACCGTCTCGTACTCGGCATCGACCGTGCGCCGCGTGGTCGAAGGTGCGTCGGTGAGTTCCAACAGGAACGAGCCGCCGTCCCAGTTCCACGCATGGCAGGGACGATGCCCCGAGAACAGCGCGTGCGACGGCCCCAGCGTCTCGTGCCAGACGCCCCAATGCTCCTGCTGCGCGTCGTATGCCGCCGCGTAGAGGTCGAACGTGGAGTCGAACGGGTATATGACTGACCAGGTGCCGTCATCGTTCTTCTGGCACTCGGTGATTCCGTCACCGAAGTCGAGCCAGACCCCGCGCTCACCGCCGTATGCACTCAGGTCGATTACGAGGACTCGGCCCTCGCCAACCGTGGCAGCTGGCTCAAACGTCATACCGCTGCCAGCGTCGTAGGAGACGGTGAGGGTTGCCGTCTGAACATCGTCGGTCACGTCGATTCTGCGGGTCACGTCGTTGCCAGACTGGTACGAGAACGTGAGCTCGTCACCGTTGCCGATCCACGCATTGAGGTAGTACGGCGGGACAAGCATCGAGCCGCTGCCGTCCCTCGTGGATTCCACGAAGTTATGGTTAATCAGTTCTTTGTCACCGCGCCTGATTGAGCCCACGCTGATGTCCGTCGCGCCAAATGTGTAGTCAACCGAATAGTCGAAGTACAGACCAGACGGGCCGAAACCAGCGTTGGAGAGCGTCACCACGGGCGTGTTCGCGACCGTGAGGGCCACGGCGTACTCCTCGCCCGCATAGTCGATTCCATCGACCGTCGTGGTCGCTCGGACGTAGAGCATGACCTGCATCGCCTTGTAGCTGGTGCCGTCGTAGGTGGAGGGGATGCCACTTGTGAGCCATGCCCTGTTGCCGTCCATGGTGAGCGCGGCGTTCGTCCAAGCGCCACGGGCTCTCCACGCGAGCCACGATGAAGTCTCGTTGTCCTGATAGCGCCTCTTGGTGGCGTACTGCCACGTGACGTTCGAGCCAGAGCCGATTGACTCCGGCACGAGCCACGTGGGATAGAGTGTGGCCTGCGCGGGCTGCGACTCGCCCCAGTCGGCTGCGCCAACCGAGCGACCCCACCCGCCGCCAGAGGCGACGGGCAGGCCAGCCATGAACGCCGTTGATGGCACGAAGATCCAGCGCGAGTACAGGGGGTAGGATAAGAACCCCTGGCTGTCCGATTTCAGGCACGCGATGCCGTCACCGGGACCGTTGGCGTTCAGCTTGAGCGTCGGCGCGGCCTCGGGGCAGACGTTGCATACCATGCACTCGACCCCATCGACCGTCACGACGTTCGGGTACTGCGTGGTGGCCGTGACCTGCTGGATGACCCAGCCGTAGGTTGAGGTCTGCTGGAAAGCGCCATCGTCGGCCACGGGCGTGGCGGGTGCCGCCACGTACTTCCCCGAGCCGACGTTCCGTATGGTGCTGGTGCTGTCAACCGTCTCGACAACGAAGCGGTCGGAGTTTCCAGACGGCACATCGAAGACGCTCAGCGTGGCGCCGTCAGCCGTCGAACCGCCGCTGACCGAGAGGGGCGAGCCGTCAGCGGCGTTGTACCACCAAGTCGCGAGCAAGCGGTAGATGCCGTTCGTCGGACTAGCCAACGTTCATCATCTCCTTCCTGCGGAGCGTGAGCATGAGGTCAACGAACTGCGACTGAATCTGGGCATCGTCGTTAATCCTCGCGCCGTCGATGTACATGTTGTAGGTGACGCCAGCGCCAACGCCGCGCTGGGCCATGCCCTCGGCGATTGCGTCGGCGATGGGCAGCATGTACTTGGTGTTGGTGAGCGGCACGACCGCGCCGCCCGTTGCCCAGTTGGTGACCGCCTCGACGCCATCCTCGCCGATCCATCCCTGGTTGGTGAGCGTCGGCCCCGTGGCGATGTAGCCCTTTGCGTGACGCGGAATGACGGGTGCGCTGCCGATGCTTCCCGTGGCTGCGTTGCCCGCGCCGATGGGAATGTTGACCTTGCGAAGCAGGTTGTTGAGTTTCGTCTGAATGCCGCCGATGATGCCAGAGGCGTAGTCGGTCGCCTTGATGGTCACCGTCGCGGTATCACCATCAACGTCCTCAACGGCTTTCTTCGACTCACGCGCCTTGTCGAGTGCGTCGGTGTCATCGCCGTAGTACGCGACAAGAACATCGTCGGGGATGCTGCCGATGTCGTTTTTGAGGTCGTAGACGTTGCCCTGCTCGTCAATGATGGTGCCGTTGTCACCGACGTAGAAGGTCACCTGCTGGCCGTTGACCGAGCCCATGACCGTCTGCATGTGCGTGAGTGCGCTGGCCGTCTTCTCGACGTTGCCACCGCAGGACTCGTAGAGCGACTGGAACGCCGCAGCGGAGACGCTGGAAAGCGTCTCGGACGAGACGCCCGCCTCCTCCAACTGCCCGCGGAACGTCGTGAGATGCACGCCGCCGTCCTCAAGCGCGGCCATAACGTCTGCCATGCTGCCATCGAAGCTGCCGGCGAGCCGGCTCATGTCAACGCCGTCAAGTTCCTCGGCGCTCACGGTGAGCGCGTTGAGCGAGTCGGCCATGTCATTGAACGTGGCATCGTCACCAACGGCGTCGTACATCCGCTTCATGTTGCCGGTCACGTCATCGGTGACGATCTCCTGACGGCGTGCCGCCGCTTCCGCTGCTGCGGCTGCGTCAGCTTCGGCCTTCTCGTTGGCCCTAAGCTGGTCGGTGGCCTCGCCTATCCGCTGCTCTAGGTCATCACGCACCTGCTCAGCGTTCTCAAGCTGTCTCGTGGCTTCTTCGACGGCCTGCTTGTTGGCGCTCCATTCGGCGTTCCACTCTTGGAATGCTGCGAGGTCAGCATCGTCAATCTCCCAGAGTTCCTTGCCGTAGAACTCACTCTGCTTGAGTTCTTCCTGCTTAGCAAGGAGCCCGTCGAGGGTGTCCTGCGCTTCCTGTGCCTGCGCCGTGGCCTCGTTGTAGGCATCCGAGTAGTAGTCAACGATTGCCTGTGCGCGACGCGCTTCAACGTTGTCCCAGATGGCCTCGGTGTTGTCAACGACCTTGCCCGTCTGGGTGTCGATGAGCTCGCCGTAGTCGTTCAGTCCGTAAGACGTGCCACACTCTTGGTTCAGACCCTCGATTGCCGCTTTCAGCCTGTTCGTCTCGACTTCGCTGCGACCGCTCTTGCCGATGAGGTCTTCGATGGTCTGCGCGTAGTATTCGGCAGGGCCGATGGACGAGGAATACTTCTCGTTGGCGTTGTCGAGCGAGTCCGCGAGGTCTGCCTGTCGCTGGGTGAGCCTGTCAACGTCCTCGTACAGGTCTTCAAGCGACTTCTCGGCCCCAGGGAGCCTGTCGGAGAAGTCACCCGTGGCCTGACCGACGCGATCAAGCGCCGCCTGCAAGCCGACCGTGGCCTTCTGTTGGAGCTCGTATTCCTGACGCAGCTTGACGAACTCCGCGATGAGATAGCCGACCGCCGCGATAGCAGCCGCCGTGAGCCCGCCCTTGACCAGAGACAGGAAGAGCGTCTTGGTTTCGCTTTTGAGCGCAATCATGACCGCCTGCAAGCCGCTACCTGCGGTCCCCGCCTCCTTGAGCGATTCGACCATGGACTTGCCGCCAAGACCGAACGCGCGTGCGACCTGTGCCATCGCGCCCGTGGACGTTGCCGCCCAGTTCGCGATGTTCTGCTTGCTGGTGATAATCGTTGAGATGATGGTGAGCAGGGGTCCGAGCGCGAATCCGAAGGCACCCATCTGGATTATCGCCGTCTTGGAACTCGTGGAAAGGTTCTGGAACCACGCCGTTGCGTCCTCAAGCATCTCAGATAGGGTCTTGAGGATTGGCACCGCGCCCTCGCCGAGCGACGCGAGTGCATTGTTCGCCATGTTGCGGAGAATCTGCATCTGGCCCGAGAAGCCCTCGGCCTTCTTAGCGGCCTCGTTCGCGGCGTCACCAGCCTGACCCCAATCGTCGCTTATGCCGTTCCAAGCGTCGCCAGACATCTCAAGGTTGTCATCCAGGTGCCCAACCGTCTGCATCAGGCCCTCGATTGCCTGCTTCTGGCGAACCGCCGTGATGCCGAGATTGGCGAGCGTGGAGTCTGCGGAGCCACCGGATTGCTCGATGCCGTTGAGTCCCTTGATGAACGCCTCGAACGCAGCCGTGGGGTTGCTCTCCCACGTGGCGGCGAACTCCTCTGCGGTCATGCCGGCAACGTCGGCTATCTTCTGCAAGGAGCCCTCTGCGCCCTTGATGGTCTGGCTAAGGCCCTCGAACGCGCCCTCGGGGTCGCTCGACCACGCCTCAACGAACTCGTCTGCGGTCATCCCGGCCATGTTCGCGAAGATGGTCAGCTGGTCGCCGCCCTCCTGCACCGCCGCGCCAATGGACTCCATCGAGATTTCCATGGTGCCGCCAGCAGCGGCCACGGCTGTCTCGAAAAAGCTCATGGTCTTGCTAATCGCGGTACCTGCGGCCTCGGCGTTCTGTCCAGTCGCGGCGATTGTCGATGCCCATGCGAGAACGTCTGGCGTGGACATGCCGACGATGGCACCCATCGCGCCGATGCGCTCCGCGATGTTGACGATCTCCTCCTCGGTCGAAGCGCCGTTGTTGCCGAGTCGGACGAGCGCATCGGCGAAGCCGCTGTACTGGTCAGGCTCAATCTTCATGATGTTGGCTAGATGGCCGAGCGCGGTTGCGGCGTCCTCCGCAGAGAGGTTGGTGGAGTCTGCCAGAGACGCAACGACCTCGCCGAACTCCTGTAGGTTATCCGTCGCGATACCAAGCTCGCCGCCAATCGCCTCAATCTCAAGCAGCTGCGCCGCACTCGTGACGTGCGTGTTGGAGAACTTGAGCGCTGCGTCGTAGAGTCCTTGGAAGTCCTGCTCCGTGCCATCGACTGTCTTGCGCATGTTGCGATAGGCAGAGTCGATGTCATCGGAAGCGTTAATCATCGCGTAGGCAGCACCGGAGATAGCAGGGGTGAGTGTGGAGTACAGTGTCATGCCGATGGACTTGATGTTTGAGGGCGTGAGGATGCCCGCGTCCTCGGGCTTGAACGCTGCGGCGTTATCCTTCTTCGCCGCCGTGTTCTCCTCAATCTTGGTGGTGAGGTCGCGCCATTCCTGGGTCTGGTTGGAGAGGTCGAGTTCGCTTTCGGCACGTTCCATCACGGCCTTGGACTCGTTGACCTCGGTATTGCACCCATCGACCTGCGTCGTGAGTTCCTTGTACTCGTCTTGCAGCTTGTTGAGGTCCTGCTTCCACTTCTCGTAATCGCCCTTGTCAGCTATCTTGACATCATCGAGGGTCTTGAGGGTCTTCTGTAGGTCATCGACCTCGCGACTGGCGTTCTCGAAGTCGGTAGCCATCTCTATGGCAGACTCTCCGACGCCCTTCTCGCTGCTCGTGAACTCCTCGAACGCGCTCTTTGCTTGCTTGGCCTGTCTCTCGGCTTCAACAAACGCGTTATAGCGCCGCTCCATCTCGGCCTCCGAATTGAGGTCGCGACCAAGATGGGTCTGCGTGTCGATGAATGCCTTCTGCGCTTTCTCAAGCGCACCTGCCGTCTCGTCAACGGACTTCTTGAGGAGCCTATAGCGGTCGAGGATGGTCTGCGGAATGAGATCATCGGGGTCTATGCCCATGTTCGAGATGGGACCATTGCGCTCGAAGTCGAAGCCGAGCATCTTGTTCCAGTCATCAAGAATTCTCTTGACGTTCTTGCGTGCATTGTCAAGCTGGGTGGACACCTGCTCATATGCGTTGTGTCCGGTAAGCCCCTGCTTGTAGGCCCTCATCTTGCTTTGCAGCAGTTCCATGGACTCTTTGGTGCGTTTTGCAGCCGCTTCAAGGTTCTTGAGTTCAGCCGCTTGGTCGGAATACGCGGAACGGGCCTTCTGCGCGGCAGAGCGTGCGTTCTCGACCCACTCGGCGAGGTTGCGATGCTCCTCTGCCGCCTGCTGAACCTCGGGGGTGTTCAGGCGCTCTAGGTTCTGCTTCAACAGGACCTCGCGCTGGTTCAGGAGCTCTGCCTTCTGGGTCATGTCATCGAACGCACGCTTGGCGGCGTCGAGGTTCTTGGGGTCCATCTTGAGGACGGCGTTGGCCTGCTTCATGTCCTCGTCAAGCGACTTAATCGCGCGGTCGATGTCCTCAATCTCCTTCTTGGTGCCAACGAAGGAGTCGGTCATGGACACCTTGGAATGGGTGTCGAGCTCGCGCATGGTCGCGGAAAGGCCCTCGGCCTCGGCCTTGTCGCGCTCGATACGGACACCGAGCTCCTGGAACTGGTCTGCGAGGTCGTATGCGGCCTTGTCGCTCGCCACGAGCTCGAACTGCGACCGAAGCTGCTTCACCTGCTCAACGTCAGACGTGGTGAAGATGCCCAGCTGCTCCATCTTCTCAAGCATCTTGTCGAACTCGCCCGAACGCCCCTCGAAGTGGAACTGCATGCTGTTCAGGGTCTTGAACCGCTCCACGACGCTTGCGGGAACGTCCAGGTGCTCCAATGCCTCATCGAACTCCACGACGTTCATCTTCGCGAGTTCCGTGGCATTCTGGACACCGCCGACGTACTTTGCGAGCTCCTTGATTGCGGCGTTCTTGGACACCTTGTTGAACTGCTCGTAGAGCGTGGCGATGGTGGTAACCATGTCGTTGTATCGCTCGTCGGCCATCTTCGCCGTGAGCGCCACGTTCTTTGTGTTCTCGGCAAGTTCCCTGACGGTCTTCTCCTTGCCGCCAACCTCAACCACCCTGTCACCAAGCTGCTCCATGGCCGTACCGGCAAGCTGCACCTTGGATCGCAGGGCCTCCATGCGGTCAGCCGTCAGCTTGATTCTGGTGGAGACGTTCTTGAGGTTCGACGGGTCGAACTGCATTGCCATGGTAATCTGGCGAATTTCGCGTTGCAGCTCTGCGGCGGCTTTCATCGGTGCCTTAAGCGCCTTGCTCAGCCTTGTCGTGTCACCGCCAATGCGAATTTCAAGGCCAGCGTACTCAGCCATTGGTCGCTCCTATCTCACGCGAGCATTCGCCTGATGTCCTCTTGCGTCGCTTCCCTCGTCGTGCCACCGTCCTGCTTGGGCTCGTCTGCGGCCACAGCCTCGAAGTCCCAAAGCAACTCGGCCACGGTCATCTCCATGAGGTCGCGACGCGAGTAGCCCAGCCTAATCGCCTGTAGCCACATCCTTGTGTGTGTCAGCCGTGGCCCGCTCGATTCGGTCGAGCTGCGCTGCGAGTCCCGCGTAGTACGGAAGTGCGGTTGGAAAGGTGGCATCAATCTCCTTTTGCAGGAGTTGGTGCAGGTGGAAGATGTCGATGTCATCCGCCTTGTGCGCGTCGAACCACTCCTCGTGGTTGAGCGCGACGGGCTCGACCTCCTTGTTGAGCCCCATCTCGTCACCAGCGCGGAGCATGGCCCAGAGCGCGCGAGAATCGGCGTCCCAGTTGATGTTCAGGACACCGAGGGTGCCGCCCGTGTCCTCAACGTCGGTAACGTCATCAACGAGGGCATGGTGCTTGCTCGATGGGCTGTCGGCGAACGCCTTCTCATAGAGAGAGAACGCGTAGAGGTTGCAGACGGCAACGTGCTCGTCCTTGCCCTCACCGTAACTGATGCTTGCCTTCTCCCACGGCTTGCGACCGCTCTTGGTGACGTGCTTGAACTTGATGATCAAGTTCCCCTCCCCCTTTCGTAAAGAAGGGGGACGGCCAGCTAGGGCCATCCCCCTCCATCAATAGAACCAATCAGAGATGGTCTGTCCCCTACGCCTTGGTGGGCGTCGGGACAGCCGTGAACCAGGTGCTATAGGCCGTGGCTGCGGAGTCAGCGGAGCCCTTGACGATGGACTTGGTTTCGTTGTTGAAGGTGAAGTCCTTGCCGATGGCGGTGAACTCAAGATCCTGAGTGTCGGGGTCGGTGGAGTCGCTGGTGGTGTTGGCACCTGCGGCCACGCGGCTGGCGGTGCAGTTGAAGAAGCAGTAGCGCTTCTTGTCGGCGTCACCGGAAACCTCGTACATGAGGGCGAAGCTCTTCTGGTCGGCGTCCGCGAGCTCGACCTGCATGCCGTTGTCATCAACGACCTCGCCGAGGATTGCGACCTTGAAGGTGTCGGGGACGATAGCCATGGTCAGGGTACCGGAGTAACCGCCGTTGGCACCAGCCTGGACGTAGTAAGCGATGTTGTCGGCCCAGAAGGTGCTGGGGTCGGAGCCCTCAAGCGAGAGGGACAGGGAGACGGCACCGGGAATCCTGACCGGGGCACCGTAGGTGGCAGCGCCACTCTCGGTGACGGTGATGGGCGCGTAGTAGACGTTGGAGAGTCCGAAGCGCACCTTGGAAGCATCAGCCATGCTTTCCTCCTAAGTTACGATGTTGGCATGTTTGTGTAAGTGAAGTCGAACTCTTCCACGTGGCATTGCTCCGACTCGACCCATGCCCCCGTGCGCTGCACAGGCCCGAACGACCTGCAAGCGTCGAGGATGAGGTCTTCCGTCGCGGCGTCGCTCACGCGCTCGTAGAGCTCGACGTGGAATCTCGGAAGCTCGAAGTAGTTGGAATCGTCTGCCATGAACTCGCCGTGGGAGTCCATCGTGTAGATGAAGAACGGTGGCGCGGGACTCTTGCCAACGGGGAACGCCTCGCGGCGTCCGGGGATGCCCGTGGCCGTGAGCGCCGCGAATACCTCGGACTTGGCACTCATGTGAGCCCCCTCATGATGTAGTCGAGAACGCGCTTCCTCGTGTAGTCGAAGGCATCGTGCGCCGGCTCTAGAATGTGCGGCTTGGCTACCGTCCTGCCACCGCCAATCTTGGCGTGGCCCTTCTCTAGAAGGTGCGGCAGGCCCGGCGTTGTCGAGTAGATGTGGCCCTCGGTGCCGCCCTTGGAGCGGATGGTGCGGTACGTCCAAGAGGACGGGTACTTCTTCCACCCCTGGGCGCTCGCAGACTGTCGAACCTCGTCCCTGCCAAGCTCGCAGCCGTCGTGGATGCCCTTGAACAAGGCCTCCTCGGAGACGTGCCTAATCTCGCCCAGCAGACCATCAAGAGTTGTCGCGAACTGGTCCGACTCGATGCTGATGTTCCTAGCCATGGCCCGTCACCCGTTCGGGATGTGGGTCGCGAGCGTGATGATGGTGAAGTCACCGCGCGTTGACGTGTAGGAGACATCGTACATGCGACCGTCCAGAATCACGATGGTCTGGTTGTCGTAGTCGCACGAGCGCACCTGAATCTGCGCCTCTGGCTTGATGCCAAGCTCTGCCACCGTCGCCCACGTCTCGATGCCCACGGAGCGAACGTTGCAGAAGACCTCGACATCCTCTGGCGGGTCGGCGGCGATCTCGTTGCCCTCGGCGTCGAGCGTCATGCCCGTGGCCTCGTCACGCAGGATCGCCGTTGCGTTGAACCTCATGGCACACCCCGCTATCCGTCGTACACGGCGTTGTGCTCGCTGTTGAGCAGGGTGCAGACGATGGAATCGTATGCCGCGAGGAAGCGCTTTGCCTCGTCGTTGTCCATGTCGAAGCCGAAGTTGGCCTTCGCGTAGACGATGACGGCCTGCTTCACGAGCGCGGGCAGCGCATCGATGTCATCGCCCATCCACAGCGGGGACACGCCCTTGGTGAGCATGTCATCAATCGCCGCCGCGATGATGTCGTAGACCTCGGAATCGTACTTGGTGGAGGAGACGCGCACGGCATCCCTTACCGAGTCGTAGAGCGGGAAGCTATCGACCTGGGCCTTGAGCTCGTCAATAGTCATGCGCGTCCCCTCCCAACTACTTCTGTTCCTTCTTGGTGCTGCGCCTGCGTGCGGGTCGCTTCGCAGGGACGGTTTCGGGCGTCATGACCTGCGGTGCGGAAATCTCTACCAGAATCGCGCCCTCGGGCTGGGTACCTTCCTCGAACTGGTAGGTCTTGCCGTTAGGCAGCTTGTAGACGCGAAGCATCTCTCGCTCCCCTACGCAGCGGTGCAGGTGATGTTGCAGAACGCGGCGGGGCGCTTGACGGCAAGAACCTCGCGGGCCTCGGCGCGGATGGAGACGAGGTTCTTCTCGAAGTCCACGTCGTTGCTGTTCGTGGAATCGACGCGCACGCCATCCACCTTGGAAACGAGGTCAGCGCCACGGGCGAACGCGCCGACGAGGATGTGGTTGGCGGTCAGGTCGGCAGACTTGACGAAGCGCATGTCGAACAGGCGGCTGTACTCGTTCGGGCCGAAGGGGTTGCCGGCGTAGTAGCGCTTCTCGGCGTCGAGGGCGGCACGGAGAACGACCCACAGGGCGGGGGTGACCACGACGGCATCGGCGGCGATGCCGGTGTCCTCCTCGACATCGGCGGCGGCAGCGACGATCTTGTTGAAGATGTCGGTGGCGTCGGCGTAGGTCACGGTGTCGGTCTGGACGCCGGAGGTCGCGAGCAGGTCGGTCATGGCCTGAGCCTGACGGGCGGCGTTGAGGTCGTTCACCAGGTCGTTGTTGATGGCGTCCACGATATACGGGGCGTCCTCGAAAAGCTCCTCGGTGACCTTGATGAGGCCCGTGATCTTCTTGAGCGTCGCGGTCTTGGGCGCATAGGTATAGGTCAGCTTGTTCTTGGTGGCACCCTCGGCGGTCACGCCAGCGGCGCCTGCGGTGGAGACGTAGGCGTTCCAGCTGTAAATGGGCGCGGAGATGGTCTTGCGGCCAAAGAGGTCGAGAACGGTCAGCGGGGCTGCGGGCTTGCCGACAACCTCGGTGTCGTACTGGACGGGGGTCAGCGTGAAGTTGACCGTGGTGTGCGGGTCGCCAGCGGCGCGCATGTTGAACGCCGGGGCGATGATGCGGTTGTCCTGGCTGGGATGCTCGTTGCGATACTGAACGAAGTTGTCGCCAAGGGTGGCGGCGCGATGCTCGGGCATGTCCTCTCCCTTCTGGGGAATCTCGATATTCTCGACGGTGTTGCC